CTTGTGGTTGTTGGCTATCAACATGAACTAGATTAGTTGATGCTATAGTATAGTTGCCACTAACATTAGAAACTGAAATATCATAACCAGCAGTTATATCTTTAACTGGCAACAGACCGCTAACTGAAGAATTAAAATTAGTAATGTCAGAACTAGTGTGAGAGTGGCCGACTAAACTATAATTTCCACTTGGTTGTAATCCACTCACAGATAATGTATATATATTATTACTAAAATTTGAATATACATATCCATCGCCACTAATAGATGGTAGCAGTCCACTTACTCCGCTAGCAAAATCAGAAATACCGGTTGTAAAAGTAGTTCCCGATGGGCCTTGCAAGCCGGATGGACCTTGCAAGCCAGATGGACCCTGCAAGCCGGATGGTCCTTGCAAGCCGGATGGTCCTTGTAAGCCAGATGGACCCTGCAAACCGGATGGTCCTTGCAAGCCAGATGGTCCTTGCAAACCTTGCAAACCTTGCAAGCCAGATGGACCCTGCAAGCCGGATGGTCCTTGCAAGCCGGATGGTCCTTGCAAACCTTGCAAGCCAGATGGACCCTGCAAACCGGATGGTCCTTGCAAACCGGATGGTCCTTGCAAGCCGGATGGTCCTTGTAAGCCGGATGGTCCTTGCAATCCTTGCAAGCCAGATGGTCCTTGCAAACCTTGCAATCCTTGCAAGCCAGATGGACCCTGCAAGCCTTGTAAGCCGGATGGTCCCTGCAAACCTTGTAAGCCAGATGGTCCCTGCAACCCAGATGGGCCTTGCAAGCCTTGTAAGCCAGATGGACCTTGCAATCCTTGCAAGCCAGATGGACCCTGCAAACCGGATGGTCCTTGCAAGCCGGATGGTCCTTGCAAACCTTGCAAACCTTGCAAGCCAGATGGACCCTGCAAACCGGATGGTCCTTGCAAGCCGGATGGTCCTTGCAAGCCGGATGGGCCAATAACGCTACCAGCATTTACTATAGTATTATCAGTATAAGTTAATATTAATTGTCCACTAGCATTTACTAATGACGTTAATATGCCAACTCCTCTAGCACCAATTTTAACTCCAGTATTGGTTATTTCTAGATTATTATCATTAGTTTTAATAATATCTATATTATTTACATACTGCGATCCGCTTGTTGTTATTGATATTATATTATCTGGGGATTTTAGTATTGTTATGTTTGACATATTAACAAGATGCTCTTGATGTGTTTTGACTGTATCTACCAATTATATTAACTGTACCATATAATATTCTTCCGGTTTCTTTGCCGCCGCTTGGATATAAATCATCTGGAGATTGTAACTCAAGATCATACTTTGCGTTTGTGAATGTGTAAGAGTTAGTTGTGGTTGCTGGTAACATTAGCGTTAATTTTCCGTTAACAGCATCTATATCAAATTTATATTGTGTATAATCTGTACTTGTTGTGCTAAATTCATAAGATGCATTTTCACTTGTTCTCCAAGCTAATCTAGCACACCAGCCACTTAAATTTATTGGTTCATTATCAGAACTTTTATATGTCAAAGAAAGCTCAAAAGAAGTACCTTGCTCTATTGAAAAATCATATTTTGCAGCGGCCATATTAACCCCTTATTTATTAATATTTTCTTCTATATAAATTCCAAGTATACTTCTTCTATACTTATCTATATTCATATTATCTAAATTAATATTTTTTTCATTTAGAATATTTATAAATTCTTTTGGTGTTTGTCTTTTTGATATTAGAACTTCACTAATAGATTTAGCATTTACGTTTGATAATAAAGGAATATTAGTTAGAACATCTAGTTTTAGTTTTTCTAGATCGTTAACTTGAGCTTTTGTTAATTGCCTTAAATTCTTTTTATTTTGATGATTTAAATAAGCATTATTTAATACTTCAGAAATATTATTCCAAGAATCTTCTGCCCATATAACTAGTTCAGCTACTCCCGGTTGAGACTTTGGTTTAGCTACTCTTTGTTTTCTTGGGGAAGAATCTTTTGATTCTGGTGGTCTTCCGTTTGGACTTGATGGAGATTGTGGCTTTTGACTACTACCGCCACCACCAAATGGAGATGGTGCTTTTGGTTGAAGTAATATATCTTTTGGTACGCTAGATTTGATGCCAACATCAGAAGGTAGTACTTTACCACTTTGTAAAGCAATTTTTTCAAGGTTGTCCTTATGCTGCGGAGTGTGATATGGGCTTGCTTTCTTTGGATTTTTATCATCTTCCCTGTCCGCAACTTCTCTTTGTAGTCTAATTTTTTCTATTTGTGGAATTTCTTTAAATCTTTGTAGTAGAGTTTCTTGGCTAATAATATCTCTATCTGCTAATTGTATTAATAGATTCTTTTCTGCTGCCTCGTCTGATAAACTCATTTGGTCAAACTGAATGTGCGCACGATATCTAAATCCCATTGCCTGTCTAACAATTTCAATTTCTTTTTCCCAAAACTTAATTAACAAGTCTCTTCCGTATTGTAATCTTTCAACTAATGTTTTTAGTGATATAAAGTTATTAGTAAATCCTCCACCGTTTGTAGCCATTCCTGTTAAAGTTGGAGGTACGCCAAGTCCAGCATAAATACTATTTAATACAGATGTATATTTTTCAGATCCAAGGAATTTATATACTTCGCTATTCGATTCTTTGAATGTTAATTCTGGACCCCAAACTAATTCCATGGTTCCGCCGCCTACATTGCTAGCAAGAACATCTCTAAGTTTATTAATAGCATTCTTATTTGGTAAAATTTTATGCTCAAGATTACCAAGTGTCCAAAGTCTAATATTTGATATAGCACCATCTAAAGCCGATAAATCTGCTAGTCTCATTTTTTCTAACATGATTATGTCATCTAGTATGGCATAAATCATAGGATTAGCCCACTGTAACCAATCATCCTTTTTGTAATGAAAAACACTTAATCTATTTAGATCTAGCTGTACTTCCTTTTGACCATTTTTAAGACTTTGTTTTATATTATCTGGAAGACTATTTATAACGTTATCAGATATGTCACCGTCTGTAAATCTATCAAAAAAAGTACCAATATTAACAGTGTATGTTGGTGTTCCTAAAAATATAGCAAGTTTACCATCCTTCATCTTTACAGTAAGTGGATTAAAGAAATTATATCTCCAAGGTATAATATTTTCTTGCATATTAGGAACTTCTACCTTGATATCATTAGCTAATGATTTCATATATGTATCAAGCTTTGGAGTAACTTTTGCATAGCTTCTATAAATTATGACATTACCAGTTTTATATAGATTATTGAGAAATCTTTCTGACCTTTCTTTTCCATTAACGCTTCTGAACCACTGCTGGTAAAATTTTTCAACACTTCTGTTTTGGTGAACAATACTAATGCCTTGACTACCAAAATCACCCATCAAATCAATAATATTTCTAATAATACCAACCTTGTCGTATGCGTCCATACACATTTTTATCGCTCGTCTTTGTTGCGATGGAACAGCTTCTGATGGTCTAAAGGCATAATAATCTTGCCTGTTATACCCCGGCTTTACAGAAACATTTGGCTCTATATCTATAAAATTTCTATAGACAGAACCCTGCGTTTTAGGCAATCCAGCATATGATTCAATATTATCTGACAATTGAGACATGGCCTGAGTTTTGCTTAGTGGATTATCGTCAGACCAGCTTATCATATTTTGATTTTCACTCATAATTACCTCAATTGAATTGTAATTGGATTGATATATTATTAATACACATCTTTCATGTTTTCAGTAAACCAACTGGGGCCATTATAGAGCTTTTCATTATTATTTTTAGAATTATGACTACCGGTTGCGAATCCACCATAAAAATTATATATTTCTGGAGTAGGAGTTCTTTGCAAAACTCTAGAAGCCATATTAGACATTAACAGTGCTGAATATCTATCTTTTCTCATTTTACTTTTTCGTCCAACACCAACGATAACTTCTGGAGTGTCCCATCTATCCCGACCACTATTAGTTTGAGTCATTTGTATCATAGATAACTCATCTTTTAATTCTTCAATATCTAAGACACATTCTTCTAAAGTATCATAATTTCTATTTTTAAATTCATCTTCTATATTGGATAATCCTAGAGATATAGAATCAAATGAGGGAAATAATAATACTTTATCTTCTAGGTCTTTTCTTAATCCGTGATTAGCTTCTGACAACCATTCATATCTAGCAAATTGACACATTTCTATTATATGTAGTCCTCTTTCGCCATCGGTATCTTTGGGTTTATCATTATCTATAGTGGGCCATAATGGTAGTTCATTATCTTTTATTTTATCATTATCATGTAAAGATTCCGTTATGGCTACACCGCCACCTTGAGCGTCGATAGAAATATGTATACATGGAAATAGAGTCATTAAATCTCTAATTTTTCTAGCACAATATGAGTAGAAATCAGTTTCGGTTGAATAACCCTTTTTAACTATTTCTTTATGTTCTGATCTTGTTGTTGTCCAACAATATACTATTCTTCTATGGTCTGGATTAACCTCAAGAACAACTATACTAAAATTATCAACTTCTGAAGCCGGATCTACTCCAAATATATATTTTTTATTAGGATCTCCCATTAAGGAAGCGTGAAAATTAATAGCATTTCCTTGGCTATCTTTAATGTTGCCATTGTCAGATACAACGCAAGATTCTATTAATGATCTTTTGAAGAAACCTTGAGAATCTCTTGTGAAGCAAGCACCATATTCCATTTGATAAATACCAGCATGAACGGTAGCTTTTGATCTAGCAACTTGATCAGCGTCCATGAAGCCGCGAGGTAATAATTCATAAGGAATACGCACAATGGAATACTGAGTCCAATCAAAATTTTCTGGTGGATCTTCTCCGCTAAATATCTCTCTTAATTTTGATATTTCGCCCCTACTTTTTATTATAGATTTCCACTTTTTCCAATATGTGGCAAAATGATTAAAGTCATAGTACGCTGTGCCAGATAATATAATTTGATTATCTTTTTGATCTTTGGGCGATTCTTCTGCTAGTATTTCTACACCTAATTCTTTAGCTTTATTTTGCGCTGCTAATCTCTTAACATTTTCAACTGGGTCTGCGCTTACTGCCGCAAAACCAGCAACAACGTTTTCAAAAATATCTCTAGGTATGGACGCAAATTCGTCAGCTATAATGTCATTTGCTCTTTGACCTCTAATCTTTTGTCCATCACCAAGAGGCAAACATGTTATTGTGCTATCATTTATTTTCATAACACATCTATCAGTGTCTCGTCTAGGACCACTATCTGAATCACATATATCTCTTAACATTGGAGAGTTTCTCCAAATAGTTTCCATGTATTCAAACACAACCTTAGACTGTCTAAATGCGGCACCAACTATAACTATTTTACGCCTTGGATACATTAATGCTCTTAACATAGAATATGTGGCTAGCTTAAAGGATTTGCCAAAACCTCGACTAGCAATAAGCATTGGGAATTTTCTTTCCCACAATTCTTTTATTATTAAACTCTGAGATGGTAATAGTTGTATGTTTAAGATATGATGAGTAAAAAAGGAAAGATATTCTGGCCTACTCATTAACCAAGCTAACCTCATATGAAAATCATCTTCTGATGGTCTTACTATAGACATTGGATTAAATAAATCAGCATCTATAGTATCTAATCCAAGCCAAGCTTCATCGATATTTTTAAACTTTTTCATTGATTAAAATGCCAATTTTTAAGTACCGAATCAGCAAAACCGTAGTATACGGCCTCATCTGCTGATAAATACCAATCTCCAGATTTTAGTTTTCTGATAAGATAATTTTTAACTTGCTTATCGCTAGGTTTTTTACCAAATTTATCTTTAAAGAATTGTCCTTCAACACACCTCTTAGCATATATCTCAAACATTGCTATTGCAGTTTTTCTCTCATAATCCGCAACATTTTGTGCGCTTAGATAATCTGTGTTTATATCTGTTGATCCATAGTGACACATAAAGTGTGAATTTGGTGTCATGTATCTATAATCAGCAGCTTGTAAAATAATACTACTCATAGAAGACGCTTGACCGTAAGCTATGATGGTTATATAAGATCTAGACATTTGAATAGCATCAAATATAGCCATACCATCAGACCATTCGCCACCTATGCTTTGCATGTGAATAGTTATAGCTTGATCACTCTTCATATCTAACCCTCTAAGATTTTTAATAAAGGTATTAGACATTCTATATTCAACACCGGGGTTTTGATTGTCTTCAGTGTGATAATGATTATGTAGAAATATTTCTCTTGTTGCTATATTAGCTCCATAGTCATGAAAATCTTTCAATAGTTCTGGTTCAGCCATCATTTCTTCCTCCCTATTGTGTACATTTCATTAACTCTTTTTAAAATACTACTTACTGCTAAAAAAGCATTATATTTATTACCACAAAATAAAATATGTACGTTATTGTATAGTTGAAATTCAAATAAACATTTTAACATATACTTGCCCGTAATCTTTACAGATGCTTTATTTTTTATTGGTATTCTGGTTTCTTCTGGAAATTTTGCTAAATCTTCTAAAGAAAATTCTAGAACTAGAAACTTGTGTGGGAAAGATTGCATTCTAGCTATTTCATCTAAAAAAGCATACTTCTTTTGTCCCAAGTTAACCGCCAATTCTTCTACGCACCCTTTTCTTTCTATACATAACTTATCTTCTAATCCTAGTATGCTATAATCTCCAGTATCTAGTTTTTGTTCTATCATACCGGCGCATGTGTTATGCTCTTTAAAATAATATCCATCTTGCTCTCTGGTATCTTTTATTACGGTAAATGGTGGAGCTACTTGATAAGCCATTTTATTTCACAATTTCTAAAAAGAGGGCTTCGTAGTGATGTTCTTTTCCGCGTATAGATTTATGGCAATTATGACAAAGTGTTATACCATTAGATATTTCGTATCTTAAAGATGAAGCGGTTGACCATTTTTTAATATGGTGTACCTGTAAACACTTTTTATATCCGCATCCCGGCATCATGCACTTTCTCCCATCTCGTTTTATAACTTCTTTTCTAAAAGACTCATATGCTGGATCATCATAATTACGTTTCATAATAAATATATCTTATCTATTCTACATTGTCGTTTAATTTTTCTACACAGTATTCTCATTTTAATAGATGGATCTTGAAACACTATTGATGTAATTAATTGATCAAACACTGTTTTACACGCATCATCTGGATCATTGGCTGAAATAAATATAGTTGGAAATGGACTATTGTATGATTTTAAATGTAAATGTTTAATTTTACTATAAATACTAGATATGTCTAGCATTATTCGATAACTTTTCATTTATTCTACTATCTATCATAAGTGAAACTAGTTTTTGTAAATCGTGTTTTGGTATCCATCCAAGCTTTTCTCTAGCTTTTCTAGAATTTCCTCTTAAATAATCTACTTCTGCTGGCCTAAATAGTTCTTTGTCTAAAAATACATAATTTTCCCAATTTGATATATCTACATAGTTAAATGCCATATTTAAGAAATCTCTAATACTATACGTCTTACCAGTGCATATAACATAATCGTCAGGATGTTCTTGCTGTAGCATTAACCACATGGCCTCAACATAGTCTCCAGCATATCCCCAATCTCTATAAGCATCTAGATTACCTAGTCTGAGCTTTGGAAATGATATGGTTAAATCAGAGTAATGTATTGTGTCATTAGCAAAACATAAATGATTAATATCTAAATTATTATATTCTATCCAATTTATAAAATCTACTATCCAATTTGTTATTTTCTTTGTGACAAAATTATCTCCGCGATTTGGACCCTCATGATTAAATAATATGCCAGCACTAGCATGTAGACCATAAGCTTCTCTATATAGTCTTACGGCATAATGGGCGGCACATTTTGCTATAGCATATGGTGATTGTGGTAAGAACTTGGTATTTTCATCTTGAAATTTATTACCATTATTATCAGTAGAATAAGAACTACCAAACATTTCGCTGGATGAGGCTTGATAAAATTTAGTGTCAAACAGTTCTAGATCAACAATTGCTTGTAGTATATTTAAACATCCCTTACCAGTAACATCCCATGTCAATGCTGGTTGTTTAAATGAGGTTCCAACGTGTGACTGCGCGGCAAGGTTATAGACTTCATCTACGTGTCCGTAATCAGCAAGCATATTTATAATGCTACTAATATCGGTTATATCGCCCTCAACCAAGGTGAAATTTGGATTATTTAGATGTTTTTTAATTCTCGAAGTAGTATCTGTACTGCTTCTTCTTGCAACGCCAGCAACATGATAGTTCTTTTCTAGTAAAAGATCTAATAAATGACTTCCATCCTGTCCAGTAATGCCAAATATTATTGCCCGTTTCATATATTCTCCTGTTCGCAAATTGAATAATAATCTTCTGTATATTTTCCCATTCTTAACGCTTCTTTATACCAAGAAGGTTCCTGTGGGGCAAAGTATATATTGTGTTGTCTCTGATTTAATCTTTCTGTGCCATTTAGTTCAAAGTGCCATATTGTTTCTGGTTCAGTATTTAAACAAGATTTAAAAAATTTAGTGTTCCAAATCGAAGATTGCATTGATATTGTATATAAGCTATACTGTTTTAATTTATTGTAATTATTACATTGTTCGTATGAATATAAATAACTATTATCATGTATTCCAAAGCGGTCTACATTATAGTAGTCAATAAAGTCTAAATAATCACTAAATTTATCTTGTGTTATGGTTTTTCTTAAAAAATAATCATCTTGTAGCCATAGAACATATTTTGTTTGAATATTATCTAGGGCAAATTTGATAGCTTGTGACCAAGGAATAGTTGAAGGTGTTAGGGAAATGATATTATGTTTATTTATAGGTTTATTTTCTGTTAAAAAATATATGGGTGCATTTATATTAAAATCCCAATACTTATTAAATAGAGAGAAGAATTTATCCCAAATAAACTCATATTTATCACAGCTATTAATAATGACTGATAAACTCATTTTATTTTTGTACTATCCAGCAGTTATTGTCCATAATAGTAACATATTTAAAGTATTCATCTACCGCCCTTTTAACGCCAGTGTGAAAATTATCATAATCATGACCAGATATATAGCCGCCACTTTTTACTTTTGGTAGCCAGTGCTGTATATCGCGTTTTACAGCATCGTATGTGTGAGTCATATCTATATAAACAACATCTAAGCTATTATCATCAAATTTATCAGCGGCTTCACAAGAATCCATTTTTAGTGCAGTATATTTTCTATTTCCCATATTCTCTGAGAAAATTTTATATATATTAGTTTTTGTTGCCAATGCTTGAGTAGTTGTAAGTTCGTCTGGAGATCCAGCCCATGTGTCAATAATAAAAACTTTAATTCTATTTTTAGCGTGATCACATAAATATGCTGAACTTTTACCCAGCCAAGCTCCACATTCTACAAATATTCCATCGTCTGGGACTTTAGATAATAGAAACTTATAAGTTTCTTGATAATTAAACCAGCCATCTATTTCATAATAATTTTTCATAATTAATTTTTTAAATAATTATAGTAACATAAATACATGTTTAATTTTACAACGGGACCATTATTTGCGCATTCTATTGCGTATAGACCATCATAGTTATATTTAATAGTATTATATTTAATATATTTATTATATTTCCATTTTGATATAAAACATGCTGCGTCTATTTTGTCAATAGCAATTTTTGGGTGTAATCTTATTGTTTGATTTTTATTTAATTGACCCCAATGTATTATAGATATATCCATGTCTAATAATTCTAAAATATTTGGGATTAAGTCTGGATGAATAATATTATCATCATCTAAGGGATATATCCAATCATCATCTTTTAAATTAAAGTTATTAATAAAATAATTTCTACCATCTGCACCAACAAATCCAGTTTTAGGACAAACTATAGAATTAATATTGTGAATTTTTGGGATAGAAATATGTGGCTCATGTAAAACTATCCACTTACATTGACTTGGAATAGATTCTGATATAGTTTCTAAATTTTCTGGTCTAGAACACGGAGTTACTATATATATCATAGTGAGTTCTCCTTTGAAAAAATACCAATACTATCTATCCAATTTGCATCTGGTAGTAAATAAGTATTATCAATATAGCTTTCAACTAATAAAAGTGGAATTTGTTTTCTGTTTGCATATCTAACTAAAGATCTCCAAGAGTCTTGATAAAATCTCCAGCTATCACTAACACATTTTTCTGGATGATATGGGCCAGAGCTTGGTGCGCAAATATACATATATCCTTGTGGTTTTAATACTCGACTCATTTCTAAAAATAAATCCCAAAAGAATTCAACATGTTCAAAACATGATGAAGAAACTATCACATCGAAAGTGTTATCATCAAATGGAAAATTATCAGAATATACAACATCAACATTAGGACCAAGTTGAACATCTATACCAGTATATTCTAGGTGTCCAAAAATTTGTCTTAAGTTTCCATTACCACCATCCCATGATCCAACATCTAAAACATTAGTATAGTTTTTATTTAAACAATACTTATTATAAAAATTTTGAGCATTATTATAGGCAGTTTTATGCATAATTACTCTATAATAGTATCTGGTGTTAAAAATGGTTGATCTACTTGACCATCTTCATATTTATGAAAAGCACTTAATCGCTCTTGTTCTTTTATCATAGCTAGTCTCATCTTTTCCATTTCTATTCCATACTTTTTCATAACTTCTGGATTTTGTATAAGGTTAGCCACCCAAGATGTAAAGCTTTGTTTACTATCTTCTAGCCTTTTAATTCTTTGCTCTCTAGTACCCTTCATTTCTCTTAACATGCTAGCCTTTTTACTTTGTAGTTCACGGTAGTCGCGGTTTAAACTTTCTTGGCTAGCCCGTAACGCTGCCATCTGACGCTCCATATTCATTATGTAATCTTGATCTCGCTGATCTTTATCTAAGGCCCGCTCATCACGAATTATTTTTTCTATAACGCTCATCTCGTTAATATTGTCTTTATTACTTTTTAAACATCTATTCATTAATATTTCTAGTTTTATAACATCAACAACTTGAAGTTCTTCTGTTGGAAATACATCGTCTTTAAACTGAGCGATAATTCGACTCCAGTGATACTTAAAAAGTTCTAGCTCTTCCATTGTAAATTGAGATTCTAATTCAGCCCAATAGGGGCGATCCTCTAATTCGTAAGCTGCCTCTTCTTCAGAAGTTAATCCACGTTTAAATTTTCTTTTTATGAAAGAGTCTACGCTTTCAACGTCCCTGTCTAATTTTTTCGCAATGTCATGAACTGTTAAAGAATCTATATTACTAGATATAAACCTTTCTTCATCCTTACTGATTCTACCCTTCTTCATTTGAATGCCCCTCTACGATTTCCTTAATAGTTTCTATAATATCTTCTCGTCGCTTTTTAGGAACATATACGTCGTTAATAATTTTTAAATAGTCGGCGCGATAGCTTGGTGGTAAGTACTTATTTATTATAGATTGTATGTGCTTGGCATCTATACTATCATCGCTATTTTTAATTACTTGTGGTAAAAATTCTTCGTTAGACAATGACTTGGGTTTTAAAATTTTCTTTTTATCTTCTTCATCTTTTATGTAATAATTGTCTCTTATAAAGTTTTTTAATCTATTGGATAAGTGAACCGCTAGGAAATTTTCAAGGGGCCGTTTTTCGTCATATCTTTCTAGGGCGTCCATACATATAATAAAAGCCTCTTGTTTTATATCCTCAACGTCATAACCATAAAACGTATATTTAGCCGCCGTTCTATCTATAACAACCATCATCTGGTCAATTACTTCTTTTTCCGTCATGTTTTTGGGAACTCTCATTCATCATCCTTAAATACTAGAGTTCGCCACTTTGATCCATCGTAAAATTTTAAAGATTTTTCAACCTCATCATAATATATACAGCCATCTTTTGCTGGTGGTGATGTTGACGGATTTATTTGAATAACTGGTGCGCTAATCTTTTTAACATCCAACTTGCTTGTTTTTAGAACTAACTGCTTGGTATACTTACATAAAGCATCAGATATTAAATCTATAAAAGCTTTATTTTTAAAACTAATAGATTCTACATCACCATCTAATCTTCCAACTATTGAATTTTCTTCAACAATAAATGAGTGGGGTATAAAAGATTCTATGGATGTTATGATAGAATTTTTATCTGTTAAACATTCTATATATGTAGGTGGATATGACGAAGTAACAACTATATGAGAACAATCATCACACTGAAATTGAGTACAAACAGTTTTATCGTAATATAAGTCTCTTGAATTCTTGCCACCAATCATAGGATTTCTTTTGAGATAAACTTTATCATTATGCTCATATAGATTTCCTAGTCCTCGTTCGTATCTAACTACCTCGCCATTATTCATCTGCTCTATTGTATAGAAGAATTTACAATCAAAACCAAACACATTTTTAAAAGTGTGATTTGTATTGTTTATGTCATTATTTTTAATAGCAAAGTGTAGAGTATCATTAATGTGCTGTAATCCATCAACTCCACATAAGAACAGGTTGTGATCTTGGTCCCAACAACCAGTTTCAATCGCTATCTGGGTCGTTGTTTTTAGATTCATCCTCTGGGCCTTCTTTATCTAGTAATTCAGAAAGGGGCTTGTCGGGTTTGGATAAATCTTCAGCAATTTCGTTGCGTAAACTAGCAGTTGCCCTACATTCCAATTGTGTTTCGATTGTTTTTGGTTTATTCATATATATTCTCCTTCTATATAATATACACTAGTAACAAATATAACAGCTAGTATCAAGGGGCCAAGCGGGAGGATTGGGTAATACATAAAGATATTTTATGGATATTGGGTATGAACCACCCCGCGTTTTTTACCTATTTTATCTATCTTAAAATTTTGAAGATAAAACCCCCACCTATTCATAAGGTGTTGATATGTATAGACTTAGGTATTGTGTAGCCCGCCGCACTTGCTGTAAGTCGTTTGATACCAACACTTTATGGCAATACTTTTCTATTTGGCATGAAATTATATTTGAGAAAAACAAAAGATTTCCCTTGAATGTGTCGAATATATATGTATAATGAAAGCACAAGAGAAAAGGAAAAAGAAAATGAATAAGACTGACGAACTGATGGTTGCGGCTTACAACATGGGATACGATCAGAATTCGCGGGACGAGTTTGAAGCGTACTGCGATGAAATGAATGTGAATGATAACCTTCGGGCTAAGATGTTGGAGAAGTTTGAGGAAGGATATGATGACGGTTGATCGTTTGTATAGTATTGACGCACTAGAATAATTTGCTAGAATACCAAAACGGGAGAAAACAATGACCATTCAAGTTCAAAATACGATTCGCCGGTTAGTTGCTCGTCATGGATATTCCGCAACATTTGTTCAGCATATGGGCGAAGGCATTAGCCTCTATAGCATTGGTGGAATTATGTATCGTATTCGTGGTGATGGTACGATTCTCTAAAACTTGACGTAAACTCTTACTGCTAAAGGGCTTACGTAAAGAGCGGCCCGCCAAATTTGACGTAAGTCCTTATGGTATATATACTTATATCAAGCCTTAACGCAAAGGCCATGCCATAAGAATTTTATCCGTTTGGCATGAAATTATATTTAAAAATATTTGGATTTTTCTCTTGCAAATTCAAGAATCGATGGTATAATGTCGATATAAGAAGTAAGAGAGAAAGAAAGAAAGAAGGATAAGAAAATGAATAACGTGAAAATGAAAGTTGTGGATAAGATCATCAGTTTGAGGTTTGATCTTGATAATTACGTTAACGATAAGGATTGGGTAATGGTTAGAAAGATTCGTTACGAAATTGCAAGGTTGGAAAATATTCTTTCTGAAACCTATTGACAAACAAAATAATTCTAGTATAATTAGAGCATAAGAAAGAGAGAAAGAAAATGGAAAACATGATCGTCCTTAACACTGTGGCTGAACTGACTGAGTTTCTTAACAATACTAGCCTTGATACTCTGGTGAATCGGGTTGCTTTTGCTGGTGATCTGCTGGCAAAAGTGAATGAGCATAATCAGATTAACATAGACGAAGAGATCGGATTCTGTGATGATGGTGGATGGATCGAAGTTGACGAAATGGGCTATGTTGTGGATGATTTCGCAATCTGATCTGCTAAAAATCCGAACATAAGAAAGAAGGAAAAGAAATGAAAAACTGGATTTGCTACAATTTGTTTGGCGAACATCCCGACGATGTTGATGCTTTCGGAATGATTAGTGGCTTGGGTATTCAAGCATTTTTAATCGGTTGGGCTTGTTATCTTTTTATTTACGTTCCTTTCTTTTACTTTGGATGAAAAATGAATATCTCTCAACTAAGCAAATGTACAGTACAAACCGCTTTAAGGATTGAGCAAATCCGATTATCATATTCTGCTAATAATAGAATGAAAGAAGCTATTAAGCAGAGTATTAGGGAATTGTCTCATGAATTACTCGTAAGGTGGAAAAAGGAGTCGTAAGTCCTTAGTACATAAGGAGTTATGGCGAACGCGGCCCGCCAAATTTGACGTAAGTCTTTATTCCACAAGGGTTTACGAATAGTCTCTAGTATTGCCTCTTTTGTGTCACACCATATGTAGTGTAGTGCATAATGCTACACTTCTCAATATCTCGGCCAAAAACGCTAACGCAAAATGCAAAACTGTGTAGCAAAACGCTACGCCTAAAATCTAGGCACGGAAAGTAGCATAGGGTTTCACGCGGGAAAAACGCATAAAAAATATTTTTGGGTTTGGCATGAAAGGTGCATCTATATATAAGCATAAGAAAGAGAGAGTGATAAGATGATGAATAAGACAAGACAAAATGCAATCAAAAGAATTCAAAATGAAAGGAATAGGAAAGCTGCATACGATATGACAATCCAATTCAAGGATATGGTCAAGAATGATGAAAACGTAAAAAAGTTTTTTGAGAGTTTGAAGAAACCTTGCTAGATTGCAAGATTCAAGGTATTGACACTGAAAAGCCGATAGATATAATAGAACGAAAGAAAGAAGGAAAGAAAATGATTACGAAAGAAAAGATTGTTGAGATTGCTTCCGATTACCTTGAAGGCCATGAATTCATGGTGAGTCGTTCCGGTGGCGGTTGGCCTACCCCTTGTGGTTGGTCGGTTTCCATCATTGACGATATTCCCGGTAGTGTTCACACAATTTTCATCCATGATGATAATGATGCTGACCATGCTTCAAGCAAAATGATTAGCTTCGCAAGTGCTGCTCTTGACAACTGACCAACCATTAGCCTATAATCCATCAACACGAAAGGGAAAGATATGAAACAGAAATTTGAGATTGTTGAGAAGGCTAAGATTCAAGCCCGTATGGTTTTTTCCGGTATCGCCATTCCCCATCAACCATCCTTGGCCGATGGTGTGTATGGTCCGATTCGTTCGGAAAAGGTTTTGAAGTTCAATCGGAAAGCGTTAAGGAAGTTGGGTAAAGTTAAGAAGGCTAAGACTGATTCCAGATTGTTGGGTGGTCAAGATACCATGATTGTTAAGGTTGGAAAGCCCGGTAGTCGTGAACGTGTCGAGGCTCTGGCTAGTCAGTATCAAGCTATCATGTCTAATAATCAAGAAGTTTCCCCCTTTTACTGCGAGGAATAAAAATGAAAACGTCACACCAAAAAGCTGTTGAGAGAATGGAAAAGGAAACTAATCGGGCTATTCAGCAAGTTAAGTTTTTGGAAAAGCTTTATAAAGAAATGATGCAGAAGAAAGAGAAGGTTGGCAAGTGACCAATATTATCATCATAAACGCTTGGATTTTTACCATTCTTTTTATGTACGCTTTTATGAATATAGCATTTTGGATGTTTGCTCAGGTTTTTGGGGTTGTTGATAACTATATACAAAATCGGTATTGGAAAAATAAGAATTAAAGAAAGGCACCAAGGATGGTCGATATTAACTGGGTACAAATAGGTGTGGGATTTGTTGCTGGCGTGTTGTGTTCTTGGTTTGTTTCTGATCTGGTTTTTTATGTAAAGAGTAATGAGGAAAAAAATGATTAAAGATCACATTATACTAACAATTTCTTTCGTGTTCGGATGTATAGTGGCTTGGGTTGTGAATTCTTAACGTAAGCCCTTGGCACTAAAGGACTTAGAGAAAACGCGGCCCGCCCCGCGAGTCGCAAGTCCTTATGTAGCATAGACTTAGGGCGAGTATAGACGCAAAGATCGTGCCACAAAAATATTTCTCATTTGGCATGGAATTATATTTCAGATTTTCAAAAGATTTCTCTTGCAATGGACGATATATAGTGTAGAATGAAAGCATCACAAGGGAAACCACTAAGGAAACCAACAATGCTTCACGATTTTGATGAAATCAATCTGATTCTGGCTGGCATGGTGGACGAGGGGATTGTTGAGCCGATTGACGATCCCAATTTCGAGGTTGATTTTTGGGATTGGGCCGATATAGTTGGTGTTGTGGACGAGTTTGTTCCTCCTGAGTATTCTAACTGAAAGGACATATCATGAGTCACCCCGATCCTTTGTTTGATCCCGATAACGCTTACGAGGATGATATGAATTACGACGATCACAATGATTTTTATGGTGAGATTGATGCTGATGAATTGGAGAACAGTTGGGATGATTCGTATGATGATAGTATGGATGGCGATCATGAGAGTGCGTTATCTTCCGCAGGATGGGGAACCGATGAGGACTACGGTTATTATGGAGAAGATGATAGGGAGGATTTCCACGATTACTATGGGGAGGATTTCTAATGAGTCCCGATGCTACATATAACGGTTATACTAATTATCAAACTTGGAATGTTTGTTTTTGGATTAGTAATGAACAAGGCTTGAATGAATTCGCCGCAGTTTGTCAAGATTACAATGACTTCAAGGCTAGACTGCGAGAAGTAAATCTTCATTCTTCCATTGCATATGAAACGCCCGATGGCGTGTCGTGGAATGATAGTGGGGTGAACCTTGCGGAAATGAAAGAATATTGGGCCGAAAGTTTTTCTCAAGTCCACGCTTGACAAGTGTCGATAAGTAGTGTAAGATAGTTGTAGCTCTAACTTGAAAGGTTTCTCATGAACGATGGTATTCTGTTCGGCTGTATTCTTCTGGTTGTTACTTGTTTTATGTTCGCGTTCTTTATGTATAGCGTTTATTGGGGTGTGCATGATAATCTTACTAATGCTGTTACTGGTTCTGTTTATAACTTCCGGTATCGACAGCCCCTGACGGGCGAATTTGAGCGTTACCTTGCTAAAGTTCTAAATGTTAGAAAGTTGGATAAGGCTGAAATTAGTAGGCTGAATTGGACCAGCGACTATCGTGCTGGTGATAAGATGTTCGAACGTTCGCCTACGCTTGTTACTTGTGAAATGGCAAATGGAGATATTCGACAATTCTACGCTGAACGTTCAGATATGTGCAGGCGTACACCTGTGGCAAATCTGCTGTTTAAGGCGGGAGTTGCTCACCTGTTCTAAAATTTGTAGTGTCGAGAAACCCTCTAACCCTAACCCTTTGGCAGCAAAGGACTTAGGGCGAGGGCGGCGGGGGAAATTCGATGTAAGTCCTTTAATAGTATAGACTTAGAACAAATTTAAAGAATATGGTTGACAAAAGCCGATAGTATGGTAAGCTACTAATCTAGGGAGGAAAAGATATGAAATATGTAGAGGATAGGGAATATGTGCAGCATGAGAATGAAAGTAGCGAATTGGTAATTTGGGAGGAATGGATAAGCTGGGCAAGGGGCGAAAGAGAGGCAGAGTTGTCTCAGCTTAATATCGAAGATACAAGCTGTGGGGATAGTCAGCGAAGAAAGCCCTTGACAAACTAAAGATTAGAGTATAGAATACCGATAACACTGGAGAGATCATGAGCATATTTGACGATTACACACCAGCACAAATGCGTGAGGTATTCCTTGAGCCTACAAACTCATGGCCGGATGATTTCATATGCTTTGTAAATGATGAACTTTCTGATGATTTGCTAGACCAGTGGCTTGATAATCATAGTGATGATGAATATCGGGCTAAGATTAGAGATATTATTGAGGATTTGACATACGGACAAGAAGATGATGATGGAGAAGAATTGCTAGAAATTGATGATGAACAAATGAGGCTATTCTAATGGATATAAATAATTTTAATCGTGATGCTGCTGCATATGATCTGTTTGATGCTCTATCGGATATGCTAGAAGAATATGAATATGATACAGAATGTAATGAGAAATGCGGAATGGATACTCATTCTCAAAGAGATATTATACTTAGGGCTAGAAATGCACTGAATAAGTTTACGCCGGGGCATATAACCGATCCACCCTATTGGGAGGAAGAGGATTGACAAATATACGGGCCGCTGGCAGAATGATATCAAAGAAGCCACGGTTAAATGTAAGGCCGAGTATGGCATAACCCGTATTTTGGGTCATTAGCTCAATTGGCAGAGCAATCGGCTTTTAACCGATTGGTTGTAGGTTCAAGTCCTACATGACCCATTGACATTTTGCCGTGTATAGAGTATAATATATGGATTCATCTACGAACTTTTGGGAAAATCTTATTATGTATAATGAAAATGTTCTCAAGTGGTGTGGCTCTGTGATTGATGTAGACTCTATATACGATGAAACTTACGATCTTCTCATTGATGAGGATGATGATATCATTATATTTGATGATAGCGATGAGTGGTACAATACACACGACTAGATGAATCGGAGGCTGACGTTTGAGTTGCGATGGTGCCGCTGTAGCTTCAACTGGCAGAGCAACGGTTTTGTAAACCGTGGGTTGTCGGTTCGACTCCGACCAGTGGCTCTTCGGGATGGTGAAACGGTATCACAGTTGACTTTGGATCAACTTTTCTACGTTCGAATCGTAGTCCCGAAACTAACGATGCCCTGTAGCTCAACGGTCGAGCGTTCCGCTGTTAACGGATTGGTTGTAGGTTCGAATCCTACCGGGGCAGTTTGGAAGAATGGCAGAGCGGTCTAATGCATCTGATTACTAATCAGAAGAAGCGTAAAAACTTCCGTGGGTTCGAATCCTACTTCTTCCGTTGGCCCCATCGTCTAACGGTTTAGGACTTCGGATTTTCGTTCCGAATATCGGGGTTCGAATCCCCGTGGGGTCATATGGTATACCTAACAGTAGTATTTAAAACTTGGGTTATAGATTATGAAACCTTTAAAGGTAAGGGTGGCTCATTTACTATTCCATTTGGGCCATTTCCTAATGTTCAACAAGCAAGATGGTTTTGGATATCTATAAAAGAGAAAATGGATAGGCCATACGATATAGCAATTATTCATGATAAAGATGGTTATGAGTTTTACTCTGATGAATCCAAGGGAACGTAGATCAATTGGTTAGATCGCCAGCCTGTCACGCTGGAGGTTGCGGGTTCAAGTCCCGTCGTTCTCGTTTCTTATCGTAAGTTCTTATCTAGTAAGGATTTAGAACTAAGGCGGCGGGCCGCGTTCGCCGTAAGTCCTTTGATACCAACCACTTAAGACAAATATTATTTTCTCTAAGATTTCCTCTTGACTGTGCCGATATATAGTGTAGAATCGGTAGACACAAGGGAGAAAATTATGAAAGTTGCAAACGGTAACGATAAGCTTGGCAAGGGTTGTTTGGTTGTTTCTCGCCCTGTTGGCGATACTTGTCCGAATAGCTGTGCATTTCTTGGAAACGGTTGCTATGCAGAGCAGACCGAGAAGATTTATCCCGGTGTTCGTCCTGCCGGTATGCAAAATCTTATTACTGAGCGTGGTCGAATTCGTGCCATGATTCTGGACGCTATTCGTCAAGATAAGTCTATCCGCTGGCATGAGCGTGGCGATT